TGTAATACATCGTTTATTACAAAGAATGTCCAATAAAACTCTGGTGTTTTATAAAGTCGCTGGCTTACAATGTCTGGCCTTTCGCCATTCTTTATTTCGTAAAAAGTATATAACGCTGAGTCATCAATAAAGTTTTGTAATGGTCGCACTGATTTAAATATATTAACCATTTTATTGACTCTGCCATCTCGTTGTAAATCTACCTCAACGACTGGGAAGTTTTTAAAGAAATTCATTATCCATCTCCTTTTGCCACTGGCGATGTTTTAACTTCTGGGAATGTTATATTTTGCGATATATCATTTGGATTTACATCGTCAACGTTATATATATCGTCCCTTGTAAGTTGTTTTTGCTCTTGAAAGTTTAATTCTAATGTCATTTCTGATGGCGCGCCTGATCCAAAGAACATATTTCCACCGCCATCGTTATATGTTGCAGTCATTCCTGTGAGATATGAATCAAATATCCTTGGTAAATGTTTATTAATTTTATCGCCTTTTAAAAATTTAATCCTAAACAGTGGTGGATATTGTAAAAATGCCTCAGAAACCTTTAATGCATACATATATTTCCTAAATGTATGCTCTATAATACGCATTGTTTCTGATTCTTCTGCTGATGATGCAACCATTTTAAATGTAAAAGCAAATTGTCTAATACTTGATCCTTCAAATGTTGTCACTGTTGCGTCGTTTTTAGCAACTCCAGCATCTAATAATTTTTTATCTGTTGCACCAAATTCATCTAATCCTAGGTTTTTTATAATACTTGCACCTAATCCAAGCGCTCTTAATTCAGATTCTTTAACATCTTTTGCATCATCTCCACTTGCAATTGTTTCTACTTCGTTAAATATACCTGTGCTTAAATTACCAAAGTTTGCACCATCGGCAACTGCTAAATTCTGTGGTATATACAAATGTATTTTAAATACATTTTCATCTAAACCTGCTCCAATGATTTGAAATGATATGTGATTAGCAGTTCCAGCTTCTATGTCTTCTCTGAGTGAATGTGGAAATGCTATTGTTGTTCCTGTTGACATTGTTTTTCCCTTATAAATAACTATAGATTAAAATACTATAAATCTATTTATAAGGTTTAATGATGAGTTATAAAGGAAAATACACAATAAAAAATAAAACTAAATATCTTGGTGACCCAACCAAGGTAAAGTATCGTTCGTTATGGGAAAGGCAAACATTTAAGTGGTGTGAGAACAATCCACGCGTAAAGAAATGGAACAGTGAAGAAATAGTTGTACCTTATAAATGTAAAACAGATGGCAGATTACATCGCTATTTCGTTGATTTATTAGTAGAATTAGACAATAAGGATATCATTCTTGTTGAAATCAAACCAAAAAAGCAGACTATCGCACCAAAGAATCCTAAGCGAAAGACTAAAAAGTATGTCAATGAAGTGATGACATATATTAAAAATACGTCTAAGTGGGAAGCTGCTAATCAATACGCAGAACATAAAGGTTGGAAGTTCCAGGTATGGACTGAGGACACTTTAAAGAATCTAGGCATCAAACTACTAAAATCTTGATATAAATAGTATATATGGCAAGTTTATTTGATACATTACAGGCTAATGCATTCCGTGCGGGGATTACTGCAAGGACCAAAGCATCTCGTGAATGGTTTCAAAAGAAAGTTGGTGAATTAGGAAATGTTAACAGAACAGCATTGCTTAAGGATACAGCTTTAGATCCAACATCTACAGAATTGGCAGGTAGTATGTATATGTATTTTTATGACCCTAAAACAAAAGAAAAGCTACCGTATTACGATAGATTTCCTTTAGTTATTTTAGTTGAAGATGCTGAGGGTGGATTCTATGGATTGAATTTACATTATCTCAGACCAGATGTCAGAGCTAAATTTCTTGATGAACTCATGAAGTTAGCTCCAAAAAAAGCTACTGAAAAAAGTAGAATAACTAAAATGAAATATGATTTATTAAAAGGTGTTCAGAAGTATAAAGAGTTTAAGCCATGCTTTAAACACTATTTAACTAGCCAAATAAAAAGTAAAATGGTGAGAGTTCCAATGACCGAATGGGAAATTGCTGTATTCTTACCAACAGAACAATTTAAGAAAAAAGCGAAAGCTGCTGTATGGGCAGATTCAATTAAGATTGCGAGGAAGAAATAATGCCATTTGGTAAACGAGGAAATATCGATACACTAAAAGCTACCATTGCTAAAAAGAATGGTGTTGCTAGAACTAACAGATGGAATGTTATATTTACTCCGCCTAAGCAATCATTACTCAATTTAAATCCAGAAGCATTAGTTGGTCAATTAGCTTCTGGTGATGTACCTAGTATTAAAAATTTTATAAACGATCCTAGGGATATCGCTATATTATGTGAATCAGTATCACTACCAAGTAGAGAAATATCTAGTGTAGATTACATGGCTGATAAGCAAAGCAATAAGTTTCCTAACACACTTATTGATGGTGAAATTGAAATGACCTGGATTTTAACTCAAGACTATTATATGAAAAACATATTTGATGGCTGGTTATCATCTATTATCGATATGGACACATACACACTTGGTTATAAAAATGATTATTCAACTGATGTTATAATTCAGCAATTGAATGTCGACAATATACCAATTTATGGTGTTAAGTTAGAAAAAGCATACCCACTCAGTGTTTCTGCTGTTGAGCTCAATCAATCGGAGAATGAGATTAGCAAAATTACAGTGACGTGGGCTTATGATAAATATGTAGTTGAAGGACCGATTTCTAGTACTAAATCAGTAATAGAAAATGCAACTTCAATACTTGGAATTGGATAAAATATAGGAGAATATTATGGCTTTGCCACAAGTGAATGCATCCCGATATACTACGGTAATACCTAGTACGGGTGAAGAAATAGAATTTCGACCTTTCTTAGTGAAGGAAGAAAAATTACTAATGGTTGCTTTAGAGTCGAAAGATCAAAAGTTAATCGTTAGAACATTAAAGGATGTAATATTAGCTTGCACCTTTGATAAAGTTGATGTAGCTAAATTAGCTAGCTTTGATTTAGAATATTTGTTTTTACAGTTAAGAGCTAAATCAGTAGGTGAAACAGCTAAGATCGCGCTAAAATGTTCTGAGTGCGATGAAAGTATGAAACATAATGTTGTACTTGAGGACATTAAATTGAATGTACCAAAGGATGATAAAATTGTAATGTTAACCGATAAAGTCGGTATACAATTTAAATATCCATCAGTCAATGACATGGACGAATTAAATTTATCGGACATTGAAGGTTTAACGCAAGAACAGCAATTAGCTGCAACTGAAACGTTAATACTAATTTCAATGGATCAGATATTTGATGAAGATGAAGTACATGCGGTAGAAAATTATACTAAAGACGAACTTATTGATTTTGTTGGTGGCTTAAATTCAAGTCAATTTCAAAAAGTTACAGAATGGTTCGCAGATATGCCAGCATTGAAACACACTCTCAAATGGGATTGTAAAAAATGTGAGCATAGTAATGTAGTAGAGTTAAGAGGCCTACAAAGTTTTTTTACTTAGGCCTTTCACATGATACTCTGGTAAACCATTACAAAGTAAATTTCGCGATGGCACAACATCACGGATATAGTTTAACAGAGTTAGATAATATGCTACCATGGGAAAGGGAGATATATGTAGCTTTGTTACAACAATTTATAAAAGAAGAAAAAGAACGAAACGAAGAACTAAAAAGGAAAATGAAAAAATAGAGGATAAAAAAATGGCAGAAGATAACAGAAGAAATGAAGTTGAATTAGACCTAGAAAAATATGATAGTCTAATTAATAGTCTTCACGATAAAGAAAAAGAAATCGCAAGAATGAAGGCTGATGCCCAAGCTCAGAAAAAATCAATTGAACCTAAAAAGAATAGAAGACTATTAGATGTTTTCTTAGATGACAATGATGTAAATGAAAAAGCAATTGTTGGTTTTATATCTTTCGCAATGATGGTTGCATTTGGTATATTCGATCTAATTACAGCAATGGATGGAAAACCACTAGATATTTCTGATACAATATATACATCATTTGTCGTAGTGACATTAGGTTGTTTTGGTATTAGCGAAGCTGGTAAAGCATTCGGAAAATAAGGAGTAAGTAATGGCGAAAGATCCTAGCGGTAAAATAGAAAGTGGTTCAATAAGCGATTTAGTTAAAAAGTTTGAGGCTAGAAACTCTGGTCAAGAAGAAACAGCTAGAAAGCAAATAAACAGATTAGAAAAAATATCTGAAAAAATCCAGGACCAAACTAAAACAATAGACTTACAAACAGGTATGTCTAAAGAAACACAGGATAAACTGAATAGTCTACGAATGACTACCGCTGCTGGAGATCCATTACTAGAAACTTTAAAACAAGACTTTTTAACATCTAATACAGCATTAGAAGAAGCTATAAAATCTGGCGATCAAAAGAAAATTGAATTAGCTAGAGAACAAGTTGAAGCAGCTCAAAATGCTATTGAAAGCGAAGAATCTAGACGAGAAGCTCTTGCTAAACAAGACGAAGCTAATAGCTTATTAGCTGGTTTAGGTGATAAACTATCAGCTGGTAGAGATGCAGCTGTTGCAACTGGTGGATTTTTAGCAGGTATTGCAGCCCTTGCATTACTCTTCATGGATCCAGAAACATTTACAAAAATAGTGATGGCTGGTGTCGAAGCATTAGCCACAATATTTGAAACATTTGGATATTTAATTGATGGAGATATGGAAGGTTTGAAAGCCCACCTTGATGAAAATAAAGGGCTATTTGGTGGTATACTAGCTGGTATAGGACTATTCTTCGCTGGTCCTATAATGAATGCTGTATCATTTTTATCCGATAAAATGTCTAAATTTGGAACATTCTTAAAGTCTGAGTTTGTAGCGGATATGGTATCTAATTTAAAATCTATGATGGCATCAGTAGGCAAAGCACTGATGAATCCAATCACTACTTTAAAGAATTTATTCCTATCTTTCCAAACAACAATGGTCGGTCAATTCTTGGTACAGATGACTGAAAACCTAAAATCCATGATGGCTTCAGTTGGTAGAGCTTTAATGAATCCAATTACAACATTAAAGAATTTATTCCTAGCATTTAAAACATCTATGGCCGTTACATTCGTAGTCGATATGACCAAAAACTTAATGTCAATGATGGCCTCAGTAGGTCAAGCAGTATTAAATCCTATAGCTACTCTAAGGAAATTGTTCACAACATTTAGAGTATTCATGACGGCCACTTTCATACCTGGCATGATTGCAGCTTTATCTGGAATGTTAGCATCTATCAGTGGATTACTCGTAGCAATGGCTCCGATATTATTACCAATACTTGCAATTGCAGCTGTATTTGCACTTATTGGAGTTGCCTTAGCCAGTATTAGAGATTCATTAGGATTTACATCTATATTTGATGTCATAATGCTAGGTGTTGCACACTTAAAAGATGCATTTGCTCATGTAGTTAATGCAATTGGATCTATAGTTAATTTCATATTTGGTATTGTAGAAGGTATCGCTAGCTTTATAGGATTTGATGTAGAGTTACCTAAGGTACCAAAAATGTCTACTGACAATGCTGAAAGGAAAAAAGCTGAGCTAGATTTAAAAGCTGAAGCGGCAAGAGTAGAAGCAGAAGCTGAAGCTGAAAGAAAAAGATTATCTGAAACTGGTACAGGTACCGAAATTAATAATGACTCTACTGCAAATGCATTAGATGAAACTCAACCACCAGTAACTGTAGTACAATCTAATCAATCAGTAGAAACAACCAAAAATAATAATAAACAAAATAACATTACAGTTATGTCAAGGTCAAAAACCTCATCACGAGACGATTACTTGGCTTCCTACTTAGCATATTCCAGATAAAAAAACGGGGGACCCGAAGGTCCCCACATTCGACCGCACGAAGTGCACTTTCGCCGGCCTGGCCCTTTCGGACTACTCTTTTGCTAATTTAGCGAAGTAACTCAGTGTATCTTCTTCCTCAGCATTTGCACTATCTGGTTCACCAAATGGCATTGCGTCGTCAGAAGCTATAACTGGTTCTTCAACAACAGGTGCAGGCGATGGAGTGTCCATTGATACTCCGGCATCGACACCGAGAACTCTATTGAGTTTCATTTTCAATTCATCATATGATTTATAGTTCTCTGGTTTTAAGAAGTCCTGTAGGGAATATAGTTTATTATATACTTCCTCTAATCTTTCTTCGTCGCCTTCATGTAAAGCTGATGGAGCACTAAATTCTGATTTGTCATAGTTAATCCATCCTTCTACTTTTCTGATCTTAATTTTAAAGTCAGCACCTTCCCAGAAATCGTATGGATTTACTGGCTCTTCGTCTGCAAATTGTGGTTGCATAACATCCATGATTTTATCAAAGATCTTTTTACCAAATTTATAGAGGAATACCTTTCCTTCGTTTTCTGGATTAGATGGGTCAGATATTACAAGAACATTACTTACATAATGCAACCTTCTTTTTCTTTCCCTTGCGATAGCTTTATCCTCATCTCTACCAGAATTCCAAAGCACTGAGTTCATTTCAGATACTGGATCTTGCTGACCAATTGAGGTTAAAGAATTTTCTATATACCATAGACCTGTAGGACCTTTGAATCCGTGATCCCAGTATCTTACCCATGGAAGATCTTCGCCTTCCTGTGCTGGTAAGAACCTGATTACAGCGAACCCGTTGCCTGCTTTATCTCTGGTAGGTTTCCAAAACCTATCGTCATCGTAAGAATTAGATTCGGTTTTTGGCGTGGATACTGCTTCCGCAGCTTTTACGAGTTTATCGATTGATGAGCCTCGTGTACTCTTTAAATTTGCAAATGACATATTATTTTCTCCGTATATTGCGTCGTATTTACTGAATTATCCACTTTATTCATAATATAATTGTAGTATATTATACCATACTACGAGGTATTTGTAAAGGTTTTTCTGCATAATGCTTTGCATTTATCCATGTTAAACTTTACGAATGGAGTGTATTTCTCTATTAATCTTTTCTGATCAGGCCAAATAATTGTGTCCTTAATCTTCTTAGATTCACGAGGAATAAACTCCAGTATAGAATTAAGAATAACTACAGTTTCTAAATGTATTTCTTCTTGCATCCATAACTTTATGATTAGAGGGTGTTGTCCATCTTCTGATATCAGAAGCTTTTCAAAATCATAATCACTTAGTTTATTTATATCAATTTCAAACACTCGATGAATGCTTTCTTTGATTTTTTTGTACTCTGTGTAGTTTTTCTCACCGCTTTCATTTACCATATCTCCAGCGTATGCTACGCCAGCTTTAAAATTTGCTACATAGTAATCTAATAAATGTTTACCATGATGCTTAGCGATTTTAGCAAAGAAAAACTTATCCTTTCGTTTAAAAAACGATGTTGGTTTTACTGTTGTTTTAAAGTTATATTTGACTGCATCATAATCAGTTTCAAAATGTAACTTCAATGAGTTATATAATTTATATGCCTCAAATGGGTCGTTCATAATCTCCCCGTCCATTTCAACCACCAACGGAACCATCTTCTGCCCTGGCCGTATGGTGCTGATCTCATTGGGTTGTAAATCATATAGGTAATTTATTTGTTTTCTTATCTCTAATTAAATTAGCTTTAGAGACTTGTGCTGTAAGCTTTTCTTTCAGTGATGGAGTTAAAAGTTTTGGTACATTTCTAATATCCAATCCTCTTTGCTTTACCACATAAGCCATAGCATCTAAATAATCTAATTTCTTTTCCGCCACGAGCTCTTCTACTGCTTTAGAAAATCTCTTGCGTGTCATTATTTTTTCTTCTAATGTCATATTACCCTCAGTAGTATACAGTCCTTATTGATTCTACCATTAGGCACTGTTATTTTGGTTGTTAATGTTTCCCATACCTTCTTAATTTTAGTCGGTGCGAGTGTTAAAAATTGTGGTAAAACTTCCTCTGGTTTTCTAAGCTTTGTAGTTTTACTTAGCTTATCGTCAAAGTTCTTAATTGAAGTACCACGGACCTCAAATCCTTTTGTGCTTGTGGTAATATACTCTGCAAGCTTTCTTGTTTTAGTGTTATATACAAATAGTCTTTCTTTGCCTGGTATCATTACAGGGTTGATAGAGACTAATTTTGCATCGTCATCTCGTTCTTTATAATTTAGTTTCTTAACTTGTAGATCTGATGCCTTTGGCTTTTTAGCTCTTGGCACTCTGGCTGATTTAGTATTGAGTTTTAGTCTATCAATATCTGCTATAATCTTTTCTAGTAAGGTAATCATTTTCTTTTTGTTACCTTTACTAATATGTGAATATGCCTCTACTGCTTGTTCACAGGTTTTATTATAAGCATCTTGTACTAATTCTAATTCAAATTGTACA